TGTTTCTGGGAACGAAACACGACATAAAAAGCAACTATGCGGGCACAAGCCTGCTGTGCTGCTTTTTTATCGGGAGACCGTTGTATTGTTTTATATTTCTTTCCAGAGTAAGTAAAGGTTGCCTTACATTCCCAAGTAGGGATATGAGACATACCTGAAGCTTGAAATTCGTATGGTTGCAAATCAAGAGGTTGTAAACCCTTCGACTGTGCACCTTGACGATACTCATTAAGAAACCCAACATAATTACAACCCAAAAAACAACTAACACCAGGCATTGTTTTAGAAAAAGCAACCGTTTCCGGAAGCAAATCCCATGCAGGGGGGCAGAAGTCATCTTCTGACATGATGTAAGTAGATTTGATCTTACTTAAATTTTTATTAATTTTTGTGTCAATAGTAGGATTGACACTATTTTGTTGTGGCGTCTGTGCATTAATAGAACACTCCGCCATTTTACGATTCAACTTCTTTGTATTAAATTGCATCATATGTTTTTTAAAACCTACCTCCTTCCGTGATTCAAGAGAATCAGGTGAAAAACTTAAACACCTGGTTACTAATGATTCCTTACTCCCATAGCTTTCTTTATGGTAGGTTTCCCTACCCAAGACTAAAACATTGGGATTATCAGAAGCATCTCTTATCTTCATAAGCTTAACTTTCATAAAATCATTTTGTATTTGTTCTCTATATCTAGTAAGAAACCAACCAGTATAATTCCGAAGAAAAACTTGGACAACTATCTCACTATCAGATTCACCTAAGCAAACCAAATCATGTAGAGCACAAAGTGAAGAAGCAATTATATCAGGAGTTTTATCTTTCAAACAATGGGACACCGAAGTGGCCAATTTTCCAAGACGAGCTTGTGGTATCCATGCCTTCTTCTTTTGTGAATAATGGGCTGTTGAACCAAGAAACTCTAATCCTTCCATTGAATGACTAACCTTAAAGGCCTTTTCCTTGACAGTTAAATTAACTTCCTTATAACATTGTCTAACAAAATCTTCATAATCTTTTTGAATAAATCCTTGAGGAAAGAAGAAATCTTCATCCAAAGTACCTAAAATATCATCACCATATATTGAAAATATTACGTGATCTATTATCTCCTGGTAAGTTGGAAACTTGTTATAAGCTTGTAAAAATAATTTTATTAAAATATGAAAAGTAATCTGAGTATGAGACCAACAATTATCAACAGTAGTATTATTAGAACCACTATTGTTGCCAGACAAACGCTGAAATAATTCTCCATCAGGAGTAACACAGGTAGGAAACTTTGTATTTTCCACCACAAATTCGTAGTGGTCTTTAAAATTTTCATAAAGCACATTAGTTGCTGTACCTGGTATATCCTTTTCAGGAAAAAGAAAATGCGTTCGATGCTCATAAACCTCTTTTAATACTACGTCTCTGTCATAGCCTGATACATCTATAGTTAAATGAAGGGCTCTTAAAAAAGCAGTGACGTGACACCTAATCATATCATGAAAACCTCCGAATTGCTTAACAAAACCATATCTAGGCCAATGATTTTTAAAGTCATTGCAATGGTCTTTCATTCGGTGATTCTGTTCATCAAAATAAAATTTTTGGTGTATTAAAAATGGTAATTCAGGATTAAAAATTGTTCTTAGTTTATCATTTTGTAAATCCTCTAACGGAAGATATTCATCTTTAGCAAATACACTCCAAAGTGGGGTGTGACAACGAGATAACTCCTCTGTAAATATAGGATCTACTAAGAGTGATTGTTTATCTTTAAAACCCATTGAGGAATAAGGTTTACCTACAGATGTTGACATATTTATATCGTATATGGTCGTAAAGGCCTGTCCGTGTTGATAATCAAACATTTGTTTAGTAAACTCACCAGCTAATCCCCATGAAAGGTCAGTTGGTCGTTCTAAAATTGGTTTATCACATTTGTCTAAAGATTTTTTAAACCTATCTTGTGTATGAATTGATCTAGCGTATTCCATTAACGGCTCTATAGAGATATCTCCAGTTTCCTGAATATATTCCCTATATATGGGGTCATATGGTGAAGTAGTTTGCTCTTTAATCCCTCCAGATTGAAGGGAAACAGCCCTACCCAAATTACGCATATTTTTAAATTTCAAT